GAAGCAGATGTACAAAAGTTTATAGAGGATGAGGATGACTAATGGCTAATGGACACGGTGGATACCGTCAGCCAACTAATCCTGCACCCGTCTCTGGACCCGGTGCGTTATCGCAACGTACTGATGGTGGAGCAGTAGATGGAATGCAAAAGCCTGCAACGCAGGCTCCTAAATATATGCCCGGATTGGGTTACAGAAAAGGTGGGGAGAATATGGCTAATCAACAGTCTGCACCATTAGCAGCAGATCCAATGCCATCTTTCGCTCCTCCCGTTGTGCCTTTGTCTGCGCCAACACAGCGTCCCAATGAACCAGTAACTACTGGTGTAGATATTGGAGCCGGTGCTGGTAGTGAGGTCATGTTACCAATGGCTGGCGTACAGCGTACTCCAAGTCAAACAATGCGTCGCATTGCTCAATTTGATCCTAGCGGAGAAGCAGAACTTATTTATCGGCGCCTTGCAGATAGCGGTAATTAATGCCTCAGTTACCTCCATTAAAACCTGTTGTATCTGAGCAACTGCCTAACACCGCACAAGCATTACAGGCATCTGGTGCTACACAAGACCAGCAAGATATGGTTACTGCGCTTGCTTATGCGTATCAAAAGGGTAATCAGTTGCGTAAATTGCCACAGAATGTGGCACAGAATGAGTTTAATAAACTCTCTGCACCTGCACAAGCAGATGTCAAATCTTTATTTGGTAACGACCCTTACTTGCAAACTAAACCAAGCCTTCTTTCTTCTATTGAAAAAGGAATTAAGAATACTGTTGCTGGTTTAATTAGCCCACTAGGTTTTGCTTTGTTTAAAGCAGCGCCGGCTTACAGCAAAGTAATTAACGCACCTGTCCGTGCTGGCTTTGAAGTGGCAACTTTAAATAAACCTTTGTACTCTGCAGATACATGGAGTTCAGCATACAGCGGTAAAGATCTTTATAACCCTAATGATGTTGCAATGTTGCAAAAGAAATATGGAAATGCAACCGCTGCTGTTGCAATGGGTGTTGTTGCTGGCAAGACCCCTTCTGAAATCATGCAAGGATATAGCAAGGGCGGGGCTTGGGACCCAGAACTTGGTAATGCTATTGCTGCATCTCTTGATGACCCTAATTTTCAAAAGATTATTGATGATGTAAAACTTGCTCGATTCAATCCGGGTAATGCACTTATTAGAGATACAAGCAATTATGGTGAAGCAACGCCGCCACATAGCGGCGGAGTAATTGCTCGCTCACGTTTTCAAGTTTTGGCGCAACAATGGGCTGCNGCGCATCAGGGTAAAAAATATGACCCCAATGTAAACTTCATACCAGAAGATACAAAGTCCAAAATGTTTGCGTCTGGTGTNATTAACTTTGCTTACCAGATGGTTATTGATCCAATGACATGGGCTGGCGGCGGAGATAAAGCCGTAATGGTTGGACAACGCCTTGCTAATAGCGTACAAAAGGCTGCACAAGAAGGTCGTCTTGCAGAAGGCGTAGCCGGTGTATTTAAAAACAANCAAGTTGTAAAACTTTGGGATGAGCAAGTTGGACCAGCAATCCAAAAAATTGTTGATGCAAAAACTCCTGTTGAAAAAGCAGCAGCATATGAAAACTTTAAGTTTGCTGCACCTTCCTATAACGAACGAAGTGCCATCAAGGCACTCATTAAGGGCGGCATGGATGGCAAGCCTATTACAAATGCTAAACTTGCACAAAAGTTTTTTGAAGATGGGGAGAATACTCACCTACTTCTTAATGGAAGAGTGGACGGAACCAATTTCTATCGCAACGGTGTAGCAACCGCGCGCAATAATCGCATCATTAGCCAAGGTAGGGCGGCTGCAATTGATGCAATCTTTAACCCATCGCTCAAAAACCTTACAACACAAGAGGCAATTAAGGCTGCTGAGGCAAAAGGTGAAGAACTTTTCAAGACATTATCTAAAGTAGGGGACGCAACAGAGCAGGGTATCAACCCCAATGTTGTAAAACTGCAGGAAATGTATGCAGACATGAGCAAAACACGCCGTGCTGCCACAGCATTGGGCACAATGTTTGCCCGTTCTCCATCTCGAGGCTTTATTTTGTATGGTCCTGATGCGGAAAAAACAATTGATAACTTTATTAATACAGCAAGACTAGTGGTTCCACGCGATCAAGCCAAGATTCTTGCAGAACACTACCTTACTGCAGAACCAAATGAGCAACTTGCTATTGTTCGCAACCTACATTTTGCTTATATGCAAAAGCAGGGACTAGAAGGCTTNCCAAAGGGAAGAGATATTATTGAAGAGCAGTTAAACAAGACAATGAATGCNGCTGCTGGTATGGGNTCCTCTGGAACCATTGAGGCGCCAGACCATATTGCTAGAGTTGCTAGCAAAAATACATTTATGTGGCGGGATGACAAGGCTGTTGTTGCAAACACCGGTGCTCATCAACCATCTCAGTTGACCAATGCAGTTGGTCCACTAGATTACATGGCAATTAACCAAGCCCGTAAGTTTACCCGTGAGCATGCACTTGTCAGTGGGTTTGATAAGGTAACACAGAACCGTATCTTACAAACATATACAAATCTGTGGTCATTCTTTACTCTTATCCCTCGCTTGGGTATTCGTGGTTCCTCCGATGAAATCTTTATGTACATATTTAACCAACCAATGCGGGATGTTATGCGCTTTGTTGGTGGCGGAGCCCGCAAAGAAGCCAATGTTCTTAACATGGTATCAGGTTCTAAAGAATCTGTTGGACCAATCAAACGTGCTATTAATGTAATGTTCCGTAAGGGCGGTCCGGAAGATTATCTTACGCTTGAAAAGCGTAGCCAAATTATTGACAACCTTGTGGAAAAATTATCTACTAAGTATGGTCGCCCCATTGCTGCTGAAGAAGTAGCAAACTATCTTAAGCGTGAAGAAACTGCATCCCGTATGTGGGATGTTGTCTTTAGTGATCTACCTGCCGGTATGCAGGGGGATAAAGAAGCAATCATTAACGCTATTAAGCACCAACCAGATTTCCTTCAATCAATGGTTAACTCGCTTACTGCTCGTACTAGCATGACCGGACTGGCTAGTGATACTGACATACGTGCTATTATGTTTGAGCCCTCTGCTGTTGATAAAGCATTAAAAGAAGAAGGCGAACGCCTTAACGGCAAAGGCATTAAAGCCGGCAAGAAGTTTAATAACTACAAAGTATCTGACCTTGAGCGTAGTAATAAGCGCATACTCTCTCAACCAGAAAACCCTTGGTATCAAATGACCAAGGAAGAGAAAGACCGCTACTTACAAAAGTGGACTTCGCTGTCTCACTTTGACAACTACGGACTTCGCTTTGCATATAACAGCATCGGTATTGCTAGTGGTACAGAAAAAGATGTTGGTTTTGTATTTAGTCCAGTAACTGCATTCTTTAAGAATGGCGCACTTAAAACTGACTACCAGTTTGAGCAAGCAACTAAAGACTTATTGCAGGATGTTGGCGTTAAGCATGATGCCAGTATCAATGATGTGCTTCATACTGTAGAAAACCCAGAGCGTCTTAACAGTTTCAACTCTATGTTTGGTGATTCGCTTCTATTAAAACAGAAGGGTCTTAACTCGGTAGAGATTGCACGCGTTCACATTGAAACGATGCTTACTGATATGTACCGCACTTTACATGGTGATGGTTCATTTAACCAAAAATTTTATGACCGGATTAAGAGTGCCTATGATGGCACCTTTGTTACGGAACCAAAGAAACTTACAGAAGCAAAGCGTTGGGAAATTGCAGCCAAGTCATTGGACTTTCAGGAGTTTGATAAACTTACAGTTAACAAACACCCAACACTTGGTGGAGTTAATACGCGTTTAGAGTTTCCAGATATTGCTCACGAAGACGGCGAGTCCTTCTTTAAGAAGTTTGGTAACCACGCCTTTGAGGCAATGGACAGACAAATCAATGGTCTCTTCCGTCAGCGTGCTTTGCTTGTAACTTATACCCGTATTTATAAAGAAAACAAACCATTCATGGATTTGTTTGAACGCAAGATGCGTGAAGTGTTATCAGAAAGCAAGATGTATTCTACTGAACGTGTTAATCAAGAAGCAAAGTTGCTAGCCGAAAAGCGTTACACGGAAATATCTATGAGTGAAGCAACAAGTACTATCCTTAAGTACGCAGATAACCCAGAGATCCGCAGCAACTTTTCCATCTCTGCCAGTTCAGTTGGTCGGTTCTATCGTGCTAACGAAGACTTCCAACGTCGTGCATACCGTATGGGTAAAGATGCGCCACTTCGTGCGCTCTACCGTATGCGTTTGTTGAACACCGGCTTTTCTGCATCAGGGTTTGTTTATACAGATAACAACCAGAACCCTTACATTGTGGCACCAACAGACTCCGTTCTTTATGCACCTACTGCTTCAGTAATGAAAATCTTTTATCCCGGTGCAACAGATGCCTACAAATCTGCACAGTTTGATGAAGTCAAGATGAAACTAGAACTAATCAACCCTTCATTTTCTGGCGATTCAGGGGAACCAATGTTCTCTGGTCCAGCATCTGCCATTGCCATCTGGGCAATGCGTGGGATACTTGATACTGCTGGTACTAAGACTGGTATATCTGCATTAACTAATGCTGGTACAGACCTTAATACTGTAGCATTGGGTAGCATTGGAAGCAACATTACCTTGCGTAAAGCGCTGGTTCCTATGTTCCTTGACAACGTATATCAGATGCTTAGTCCTACAGATACTAGCCGTGAGATGGTTACTGCCGGTATGCAGGCTATGAACTACATGACAGCCTATGGTAATGGATTGCCCGCCAATCCAACGGCAAAACAAAAGCGTGATTTTGTACAGAATGTACGCACTGCTGCACATAGCATCTTATTCATGCGTGCATTGCTCGGTCTTGTGTCTCCAATTACCCCTACTCTAACAGAGTCAAAGGGGTTACCGGGCTACTACAAGGCAGTGGGTGTGACCGGATTACGCCCTGAGTTTTTCCAGATTCTTAAAGGAATCAAGGATACCTATGGCACAGATGTACAAGANCCATACGCTTTAGCAAGCGCAATCTTTGTTGGACAGAACCCGGGTAAGAGTATCTATACTGCATCCCGTAACAATAAAAGTTACCATGTGCTAGTCAACGCCAATACAGATATGATGAACTGGTCTATTGCTAATAGCGATTTTGTTTCTACATATAACGATGCTGCCCTAGTTTTTGCTCCACAAATTGGTAAGTTTAATAACAATGTTTATGCTTGGATGCAATCTCAAGACATGGCTACTCTGCCAAGTATCGATGCATACTTTCAAAATGCATCTGTTACCGCAGCAAAAGATGCATACTTTAAAGTATCATCCGATGAACAGGCTGCATTAACTAATAACCTAGACCTTTCTGCTCGTAAGCAAATCATCGATCAGGCTGCACAACAACGTGCAATGATACTTGCTGGCAACCCAATGCTAGTAGAAGACCTTGGCTCTACTACCGGTACTGGTAAAGGTAGGGATCAAATTACATTTGATAATATCAAAGCAATCATTGCAGATCCCAAGTCTCCTATCAATAAAGATGATAGAACAATGATGTTTGCTGCTACTAAAATAATGGATGGCTTCTTAGGAATAGCGCAAGATCCAGAGTTTAAAGGTGTTGCTAACTTTAAAGAGATTGCTTTAGAGGCAAGGCAAAAAGCAGAAGCAAGTCTTCAAGATATTGCAAAAGTTAACCCCGCAGTAGCAGAAGCATACAACTATGTATTTAAGGGCATCATGAACGCATACGTTCCTGATAAAGCCACCGTACTATCGAAGGGTAACTAATGGCTACCAAACCAAAGGTAACAGATTCTCCCGCGTTTAGTGGTGACAATGCTCAATACCAAGTAAGCCTTGACCCTACCACCGGTAAAGAAGTTCTTGTTACCACGCCTGCTTCTAGTAGCACCGCTGCCATACAAACATATATCTATACAGATCCTAATGGTAACTGGCGTGCTGAAAGCGCCGATCAAGTTGTCAAATCATATATGGCTGACATTGCTGCTACAGGTAGTCGCAAGACCATTTCTAAGCAACTGTATGAGAATGGTTACATAACACAAAAGCAATATACATCTGACAATGCTGCCGGCTTTTTACANGGCTTAACCAAGTATGTTATGGACTACAGCGTAGACCAAGCAACTGCTTTGTCTTCCGGACAGCAAACAAACTTTGTCCCGTTCCTTAAATGGGTTGGGTCTTCTGCTGGTCAGGCTGGTTCTATTGGTAGACGTGGCAATGTAACTGATAGCACAACCACTGCTCAACTTACAAGCAAGGCTGTTGCAGATTTTCAGTTTGATGGATACATGTTTGATGCGCTTGGACGCAAGGCTACTGCTTCTGAAAAGAAACAATACCTTAGCGAACTTAATGCTGCAGAGATGGGTGCCGCTGCCAAGCGGCAGAGTCAATCTAATACAGTTACTGGACCAGATAGTCAATCAACTACCAGCAAAGATGTTGTTACTGGTGGTTCTCAACTAACACAAGCAGACTATGACCGCATCATGGCGGGCATCATTACTCCTATCATTAGTCAAATGTCAACAGATGATTTGCTTAAGACTAATGGATCTGTTGCTAAATCAATTACTAATTTACAGGCTTATGCTGCAGACTATGGTCTGCCTAACTACACAGCAGATGTAGCAAAGAAGGACATTCTTGGCAAGATGAAGACCGGTGGCATTACTTCTAGTACCGCTGAGTCACCAGAGCAATTAGCCATCCGTACCATGGCAAAGGCTTATTACCCCAACCTTGCTAACCAGATTGACCAAGGGGTTAAGGTTAGTACCCTTGCTAACTCCTATGCTTCTCACATAGAGAAGACGCTTGAACTTCCATCTGGTTCAGTTAACCTTAACGACCAGTACATAACTAAAGCGCTACAAAACAAAGATGCTACCGGCAAGGTGCAAGATGGAGTCATGAACATCAACGACTTTGAGAAGCAACTGCGTGCAGACCCTCGCTGGTCCAAAACACAGAATGCCAAAGAAGAAGCATCAAGTTATGTTAACTCTATTCTATCTTCGTTTGGACTGGTGAAGTAATGGCAACTACTAATAACGCGACTCCACCAGACCCAAGCCAAGTTACCTTTAACCCTGCTGCTTTGCCACCTAAACTATCGCCTGGTATTCAATATGTAGGCTCTAGTCTTCAGTATGTATCTCCTACTGGGCAGATTCTTCCAGTATCTGCTGCCCCTAGCACCCATAGTGGTTCAGGTACAACACCAGCACCCGTTACACCAGCACCCACCAATCCTCTTACCGCTTTAGCAAAACAAAATGCTGCACAAATTAAAAACATTGCTGCTGCTAAAGCAGCCAGTGATGCCCTAAAGGCAACAGTTAAAACTAATCAAGCCGCTAGTGCAGCAGATAGAACGGCAACAAAAAGCATTGCAGCAAATGCAGCATCTGCAATCGGTGGCACGGTAGATTCTACAGGATATGTTGTACCACCCGTAGTACAGGTTCCGGTTCAACCATTATCCACTCTTGATGCTACGCAACTAGATGCCTATGCGGTTCTTGAAGATTCATTTAATGCGTACAATCTTGGCGATCTTATTCCGGTTATCAAGGGATACATGGCTAACAACATTGGACCACAGGAGGCAGCGGTTCTTCTTAAGCAAACACCTGCATATCAACAGCGTTTTGCTGGTAACTATGGAACCAATGGTCGTGTTGCAAAAGGACTCAATGCTCTATCAGAATCAGAGTATCTTGCCCTTGAGAACAGTTACAATGAAACGCTTAACGCCTATGGGATAGGCGATTACTTTGGTACCACTGCTAGTCAAAGGCAGGCTGGTATGGCAAGCATTATTAGTGGTGACATTTCTGCTAATGAATTCCAAAGCAGAATCAAGTTGGTTCAAGACCAAGTTGTTAATGGTGACCCACAGATTAAAGCACAACTTAAAGCATTCTATAACATTAACGATACAGATTTAATGAAGTACTATCTTGATCCAACGCAGAACCTTGGTGCTCTTACAATGAAAACACAGGCTGCTGAGATTGGTACTGCTGCAGTAGAGCAAGGGTTAACAACATCTGCTGATAGAGCGATGCTCTTGGCACAAGATAACGTAACACAAGCACAGGCGCAGGCTGGCTATGCCAAGATTGGTGTGGAACTTCCAGTAGCACAGAAGTTAGATAACGTCTATGCAAACCAAGTGGATGGTAAATACGATCAGACTGCTGCCGAAGCGGAGCAATTTAATCTTGCCGGTGCAGCATCTGCTGCCCGCAAGAAACAACAGATACAAGAACTAGAGAAAGCCAACTTCAATGGTAGGTCTGGCGTACTAAGCGCTGGCGCTGCTGGTGGACAAGGTGGCTCCCTTGGGTCGTCACTACAAGGTAAGTTCTAAATAGATTCCCTGCAGACCGACCAGCCCTGCATGGTGTAAAAGATACTGGTAGTAAGAACCGTGAATACTTCCCCGAGTATTGATGTGGCTTGCGATTAACTTAACAGAACGGGAGAACGGTTGCATGAGCAACAACACTGATTGGGACGATGAAGACGACTTCGATGATCTCGAAGAGCCGGTAGTAGCACCGCAAGGAGATGACGCAATGAAGCGTCTTCGCAAGGCGAAGCGTGCCGACGAAAAGAAAATCAAAGAACTTACTGAGCGGCTTGAGAGTTTTACCAAGGCGCAGCGTGAGTCAGTTGTCAAGGAAGTCCTCAGTCAAAAGGGTGTGAACCAGAAGGCAGCAAGGTTAATCCTCAAAGACCTCGATGATGTTAGCGAAGACTCAGTTTCAAACTGGCTCGCAGACAATGGAGATCTGTTTGGTTTAGCCCCAGCGACTCCTGTCGACCCTCAGAAACAAGCAGACCTTGCAGCCCTACGGCAGCAAGACCTTGTAACTCAGGGTGGGCAATCACCCGACAAACAGACTGACCTCGGAGCAAGGGTAGATAACGCTAGTTATGATGAACTCCTTGCCATGATTAAGTCTGGTCAATTCTAACAACCACTCTAATAACCTTTAAGGAGGTGCAAATATGACAACTGTTTATACAACTACGGGATCTACATCCCTTGGAGGTACAGCAGGTAGTGCCGGTCTGGTACAGAAAGCGTACGATCGTCTGATCGAATTCGCTCTTCGTGCTCAACCACTTATCCGCCAAGTCGCGGACAAGACACCAGCACGTCAAAGCACTCCGGGTTCTTCTGTTACATTGCAACGCTATGTTGACTTGGCACAGAACACCGCTTCTCTTACTGAGAACGTTGACCCGGATGCAGTAGGTTTGGCAACACCAACCTACACAACTATTACTCTTCAAGAGTATGGTAATGCAGTACTCGTTACACGTGCATTGGAACTCTTCTCTCTTGCAGATGTAGACCCAGCCGTTGCTAACATCATTGCCTATAACATGGCAGACTCAGTTGATACTCTCGCGCAGAACGTTCTTGCCGCAGGCACAAACGTACTTCGTCCGGGTACCATTACATCAACTGCCACTCTTACATCCTCGTCTGTATTCAACTCAGCAGTAGCCCGTAAGGCTACAGCCAAGTTGCGTACCAACAAGGCTATCCCTCGTAAGGGTTCACTCTACTGGGCAGGTATTCACCCAGAGGTTGCACACGATCTCCGCGCTGAAACAGGCGTGGGTTCATGGCGTCAGCCACACGAATACCAAGCGAATGACGAGATCTGGGCTGGCGAATTGGGTACCTATGAAGGTGCTTTCTACGTCGAGTCTCCTCGTCTATTCTCTAACAAGACTGGTGCAGGTCAGACTACATGGACAACCACTACTACTGCTCTTGCAGCATCTGGTGCAACAACCATTTCAGTAGCGGCTTCATCTTCTTCTGGTGTATCAATCAACGTCGGTGACACAATCGCTGCTACTGGTCTTACTGGTACTGTGACTGTTACTGCTATTGATGCAACAGGTCTCATCTGGACAATCTCTCCTGCAGTTCCTGCAGCAACTGTCACATCAGGTGCAACAGTAACCGTTACNCCGGTAACAAAGGTATTCAATACCTACTTCGCTGGACAGCAAGCACTTGCGGAAGCAGTGGCTGAAGAGTTCCACGTNGTTATCGGACCGGTCGTTGATCGTTTGATGCGTCACCGTCCACTTGGATGGTATGGTATTGCCGGTTGGGCAATCTACCGTCAAGAAGCCCTCTACCGCGTAGAGTCTTCGTCTTCGATTGATTACGTGTAACCACTAGTTGATTGATTCTGGTACAGGTTCTTAACCGAACCTGTACTGGGATGAACCAATTATTAAGGAGTGACATGACAAAGTATTACTTCCTTCCACCTACTGTGGTCGAAGGACCAGCAGGTGGTGGACGTTTGTTCATTCGCTTTAAATTGTTTAAAGGCATTACAGTATTACGAACCAATGGAGTCTGGTCGCAACAGCGCTATTCATCTGAAGATGTAATAAATGCCGCAGACCCGGGCTATGTATTCAAGGGTGGATACAAGACATATATCAACGATACACAGAGGGCGGATTTAATTGCAGCAGGATACGGAGCAAACATCTTTAGCGAATAACCATAGCCATGTACCAGTCATCCGTGATTGGGGACATAGGTTGGTTGACGGACAGGTATTAGAATACCCGTCATTGTATGGTTGCACTAAATGTAATGAGACTTCATTAACTTTGTGGCAATCTAANGATGATGTATTTATAGACCACACCACCTGTGGTGGTGCTACTAAATGTTTTGGTTGCAAAGCAAAGAGTATCCAACTTAATGCTGGTGATGCTAAGGGGTCTATTATCAGTGGTGGCGTCACGCAAAAGCAAGATGATGCCGAACTAGCATTCTACAGAGACGCACGTAAACAAGGCGTCCAGCCTGAAAGCACTAAACGTGCTGCTGTAGAAAAGGCACTCGAAGCCTCTGAGGTTCTTAACAAACCTTATGATGGTGGGTCAATGCCTAAGGCACAATTCATAAATGAAAAGACCGTCGAGGTCATGAAAGAGGTAGGAGCAGTCTAATGTGTACAGGATGTGGATGTTCAGCAGGAGCAAATCCCCGCACAACAGCCTCCGATAACAAGCGGGTCTCTTCAGACCAAGGCAGTGTCGGCAAGGCAACAGGTAAGGGGAAGTAGTCATGTGCAGAAATGCAGTTGATGGTTGCCCTTGCACCAATGAAGCACCAGTAACAATCGTATTACCAGTCAGAGTTGCACCCGGTCAAGACGCGTCAGTCATTGCTGGCTTTGCAACACCAGTTCCATACGGAAGGAAGCAAGCATAATGCCAGACATGATGAACCCCAAGCAACGCACAATGGCTAAGGATTATTCAAACGTAAATACCAAAGACCATATGGGTGGAGTAGCACCGGCAGTGTCACCACTCTATCTAGCCCGTGATGGTTCAGCCATCGGTAGCAAAGGTCCAGCAGAGCGCCAACTTGGCGTCTATGTAGATCCAGCAGGCGGAACAAACTAAGTTCGCAGAGAACCAACGGAGACCCTGCCTTCGGGCAGGGCTCTCTTAATGAAAGGTAAGTAATGGCAACATACGGCACAGTTGTTTACAATGGCACACCCTATACTCTATACGGTTTTCCCGGCTCAACTATGAGGGATGAACTTAACCGTTTAGCCAACGGTGGTGCATCATATCCTCCGTTAACATCTTACCTTGACGAACAGGCTGCTGCAAATAAATGGGCAGGCGTAACAGACCCCAAGCAATATCTTGCTACAAGTTTTACTCTTAATAGAAAATACAATACAGGTCGCCAGCATCCAGACTTCAAAGACCTTAATGGTGTATGCAGTGAACTTGCAGGACTTAGCACTACCGACCCTAAACAATGGGTTGAAGCCGTAGCGGCATTAAGGATTATTCCCTCATGACTTTGTTTGCAGATTTAATTAATGAAGTTCAACTTAACATTCAAGGTTTTACATATCGGCAAGATCGTGCCACCTATCTCGCTGCACCATGTAGTTCAAGCGACCTAGTTCTTTCTGTCGGTTCAACGGAGAACATTGGTAAGGGCATCATTGAAATTGATGATGAGATGATGTGGGTAGATTCATATGACCGACAAGCCAATACAATTACCATCGCCCCCTTTGGGCGTGGGTATAATTCAACAACACCAGTTGCTCATGCACAGTATGCCAAGACAGTTATCACTCCGACATATCCACGCATTGCTGTCATGCGAGCAATTAATGACACCATCAGTTCTGTATACCCAAAGGTATTTGCTGAAGGTGCAACCAATTTTAATTTCCTAGCATCGCGTACTACTTATCAGATTCCATCTGAAGCAACACAGATTTTGCACATGGCTTGGCAGTCTGTTGGACCAACCAAAGAATGGTTGCCGGTTCGTCAATGGCGTTGGGATCCGCTAGCAGATATTGCTACATGGGGTATNTCCGCACCAGATGGTGTAGTCTCTGGCTTCTCTAAGACCGTATCGCTTTATGATAACATCTTGCCCGGACGTACGGTTCACTGTGTTTATTCCAAGCAAGCATCACCAATGGTTAATGAGTCAGATGACTTTGTTGCAACCACTGGGTTGCCAGCAAGCATGAAAGATGTAATTGTGTATGGAGCCACATGGCGTCTGTCTTCATTCGTAGACCCAGCGCGTATCTCCATCACCTCTGCTGCTGCAGATGAGTATGATACCAAGCGTCCTTATGGCACTGGTCAAAATGTAACCAAGCAACTTATGACTATCTTTCAGCAACGGCTTGAAGAAGAGTCGCTCAAGCAAAAACTTCAGTACCCAGCCCGAGTCCATTACAGCCGATAGGTGAATAGATGACAACCCGTAAATATAGTTCACTCTCACAACAGACTACTCTNACANCAGCAGTAACTTCTGGTGCAACGGTATTNCCTGTTGTATCTGCNACCACCCTATTGGGTGGCATTACACTTGCAGCCAATGAAGTGTTTACCGTTGTCATTGATCCAGATACTTCCCTTGAAGAAATCATAGATATAACATCTGGCTCTGGCAATCCAGTATCAGCAAACAACCTTACAGTTGTGCGCGGAGTAGATGGTTCCTCTGCACAGCAACATTCTGCCGGGGCAACTATCCGTCATATGATTATTGGTCGTGACCTTCGTGAACCCAATGTCCATACAAGTACTGGACTAGCCGTGCATGGTCTTGGTGCAACATCTTCTGTCGTTGGGACACAAGACACCCAGACCCTTTACAATAAAACAATTGTTTCTCCAATCCTTACTGGTACAACTGAGAACGATTCGGGCATGGTATTTCAGGGTACAACAGTTGATGCCTATACAACTACCCTTAATGTTGTAGATCCAACACATAACAATACTGTTACAATTCCAAATACAAGTGGTACTGTTGTACTTGATACAGCAGCACAAACTCTTACAAATAAAACAATCACCTCGCCGGTTATTACCGGCATTCCAACGCCATCTGTTTCTACAGATCCTGCCAACAAAGCATATGTAGATGCAGTTGCTGGCTCTGCTACCGCAGCAGCAGCATCGGCTACTGCCGCTGCTACCAGTGCAACTAGTGCTGCTGTATCTGCTACATCTTCTGCCAACTCGGCTACCGCTTCCGCTACTAGTGCAGCCTCTGCTTTAACATCCGCTAGCAGTGCAGCAACTAGTGCGTCTAGTGCTGCAACCTCTGCTTCTTCTGCCGCTGCTTCAGTTATTGCTGCTCAGTATACAGCAGTGGGCGACATACTCCAAGGCACTGGTGCAGGTACTGCTACTAAAATAACCATTGCCACAACAAGTGGATGGCAGTTACAATCTAATGGCACTACTGCTGTGTGGGCAGCACCTGCCATTACTCCATCTAGTACTAGCACTGTCACCAACAAAGACCTCACAGATTCAACGAACAAGATTAACTGGCCTTCCGTCGCAGGTAAAAACGCCATCATCAACGGCGGTATGGACATTTGGCAACGCGGAACGAGTTTTGCAATCGCTAACGGAACACCGCAATACACCGCAGACCGATGGACTTGTTATTTCAACGGTACAGGAACAATTACGCAGGAAACTTCGGTTATTCCTTCCAATAGCAAATACGCTATAAGACTCACAGCAACTGCTACATCAATAGACAACCGTATCTTCCAAATCATAGAAACAAACAATGTTCTCCCCTACGCAGGTAAGGCAATCACAATTTCCTTACAGATGGCGGGAACTGTCGGTGTAGCTGCTGGCGTAACTCTCACTTACTCAACCAGCGTTGATGACTCGCTTTACAACATTTTAACAAGTATAACCCTAACTACCGTCACGGCTCCTACTCTATCAAACTCTCTTCAAACCTATGTCTTTACTGGC